GCACCTTTGATAGTTTCAAGCAATACAATCGTAGATAATCTAAGCGCGGATTTGTTGGACGGATACCATGCGTTCGGCACATCAAACGCCCTTATAAAATACGGATATACGGTAGTAGGCACTAAACCTGCATGGTGTAGAATAGCTACATACTCCATACGTAATACGGAAACAATGACAGACGTTTGCTTTGTGCTGCACTCATCCTTTAATGATTTGTTTGGTCTGTTGGTTGTCAGAACTAGGGGTGGTAGCTATGTAGAAGGTCTATTGATAGCATCATACAACATCAATACGTCAAACATACGTATCTATCACGATGCGGAAAAGAGAAACATAGAACTTTACTGTCATGGTGGAAACGACTATTCCGTAATACAAGCCAATCTATTATACAGCCATGACCGATACGGAAAGGCTAATACGAATATAACACTATACAGGGAAGATACCAAAGCACCATCATGGAGCACTTATGTTAATCCTGTATTTGCGCCCTTGCAGAACTCTTCTGAGGTTGCCAAAAAATTGCAAACCCCAAGGACTTTATGGGGGCAGTCATTTGATGGTACGGCTAACGTAAGCGGTGATATGACGGGTGTAGGTAACATAACGATGAGCGGTGATTTAAAGATAGGAAACGGTACTTCTCCCAACACCATATATTTCTATGGAACGACAGGAGATTCACCGGGTGGCTATAATCATACATTTATTGCCGAAAGACTTTGGGGTGGTACAGAAAGCAGTGAACTGGTATTATTTAAAGGGAGTGACCTAGGTAACGATAATGAAGCTGTAAATGTAAGTAATTCGGGTCCGGATAGAATACGCCATATAGCCGCTGCCCACCTGTTCCAAACATACACATCACCTTTAGCGGGTTCAGTGGAGGACGTATGTACAAGTTCTGCCTTGAAAAGTTTATTTGGTATAGCAGCGAACAGGGTTACAAGTTATGTTCCGTTTATGTCTACCGTAGCAAGCGGTACGGCTCCATTTATTGTGGTAAGTAACACTGTTGTGGGTAATCTTAATGCAGACCTTCTTGACGGAGTACATTTAGCAGGACTTAGTGGAAGAGAGGGTGTTATGCGTTCTTGGCTTAGAGGTAGATACACTACTGTAAACCAATATTTTGGAAATGGAAACGTAGTTACTATTGACCCTAAACCTACGGATGATGCTACCCTATCTGCAAATACTACTGTGCTAAGTCTAGGTGACGTTCCAACAAGAAATACTCAGTTAGCTTTCCATTATGATACAAACACGATTAAATACAGAAGGCATGATGATTCAAAGTGGAATGATTGGGTTGTGTTAATACATAGTGGAAACTACGCCAGCTATTCTGACGGACGCTACGTAAAGAAAGCAGGTGACACCATGACGGGGAATTTGGCGATGGATACCAACAAAGGATTTTATATTCCTCATGGAACAAGAGTAGTTAAAACTTCGGGTAATTGGATTCATGGTGGTGGTGATACAGCTTCTTCAACCGATGCAAATTTACGTTTCGGCTCATGGTATGGAATAGGTTGGTATCCTACAATAGATTCTACCAGCGGTGTAAGACAAGGAAACAATGCCATGTGGTTGAATGTTAGAACAGGGGTATTAGATGTACACAGCAACATTACTTCCCATAATGGTTATCTTGCTGCAAACTGGGATTCGGCTAGACGGTTGGTATTGGGTAGTGGAAGTTCCTATGCTTGGATTGATTCAAGAAATTCAAGCAACAATGTATTATGTAATATCATACTGCAAGATAACAAGGTTGTAATAGGTAAGTATGCTGAATCGAGAAGGTTCGTATCTACCGTAGGCACAGGTACACAGCCTTACCAATGCAATTCCACTACATTGAATACCAACTTGAACGCGGATTTACTGGATAGTTGGCATATAATGGATATACCTAGAAATTATAATTCCACCGCTACTTATTCATTACAGTTCGCTCTAGGTGATACGGACAATGGCTGGAAAAAGATATTCGCTTGTTCTGAATCGGGAACTGGACCTTGGCGGTCAGTAACGGTTTGGGGTCAGATATGGTACGCTTATGGAAATCATGCACAGGAAGCAGTCAGATATTACCACTTCTGTGCCATCTTCCAAATGAGACTTGAACCTTCTGCTTCTGACAGCAATGTAGGAAATATTTCAAATTCAGCACGCCTTTATCTTCCTACATTTGCAAAAGAAATGGATAATATCCGTCTTGTACGTGTAGGAACAAACAATTTTGAATTGCAGGTGCGTCAGATTAGTTCATATAACAATGGGTACATACAATACCAATATTGGGCTAACGGTGCTAACGTTTCCGCATGGAGAGGATTGCAATCCACCTCCAACACGTCTGTGGCTGTATCGGCATGGGATGCTTCAACGTTGGCTGACAGTAGGGCTTCTAGTGCGGATGTATGGACTACTGCAAGAACGTTCTATATACAAGACCAAAACGCTGCCCATACAGGTGCTGGAGTTAGTGTAAACGGTTCTTCAAATGTATATTTAAAACTCCCCAATTCCATCCAATGCGGCGATTGGTTCAGAAGCACAGGAAATTCAGGGTGGTATCATCAGAATTATGGTGGCGGAATATATATGGAAGATAGTAATTTCATACGTAATTTCGGTAGTAAAAGACTGCTTATTCAGACAGACACCTATGACACTATCCGGTTGGTAAGAACCAGTGGCTCTGGAGGAAGTTCCATAGCTTTCTATAATGGTGGAGGAACTTTTAGGGGTCAATTAGGTGTGACCGCATCTAGCTGGTTTTCGTTTGATACTGGTACTGCTACGGCTAATCAAAATGTGGTTGAAATATCCCCGGCCGGAGGAATCCATTCAAAGGCAGAGATAACAGCCAAGGCTAGCGGTTCTGATATTAGACTAAAGAAGGATATTCAGAATTACAATGCCATGAACATTATAAATAAGTTCAGGTCTGTAAAATACCACTGGAATGATATTGCCAAGGCTAATTCCGAGGTGTACAATAATGACTATGACCAGTTTGGTCTGATAGCACAAGACCTTATAGCAGGCGGATTTGAACAATGGGTAAGAGATGTGTTCCATGATTACTATACGGTTACTTATGAAAGGCTTATCCCCGTTGTATGGAAAGGTTTGCAGGAGGTTGATGATGAGGTTACAAGATTAAAGAAAAGAGTGAAAGAATTGGAAAAGAGATTAGGTATTAACAAGTGAGCTACTCACGCCTAAAGGCATGAGCTTCTTCCTGCCATTGCTTTTTAGGACAGTCCACAGGCTTAACTTTCCCACGCTCCGTGGGTAGGGCTTTTAAGCCAAAAGAATGTATAAACAAAAGCGCTATCATCCCCTGCCTGAATACAGGGGATGATAGCTTAACAATTAATAAATAAAAAAGATTATGAGTCATTCTAACGGAAAGATTACAGCCCCGATAAACCTTGATGGTGACGTTTTCGCCACTCTTGGCATAGGCAGTGTTGGTGGGGATTATGATTTAGGATACGCTTGTGCAAATACCCACGGGAAAATAAACCCGTGGGCACGGTACAAGCCTGTACGTTACGAAAGCCTTGCACCGGGTGAGAATGAAAAGTGGTGGCAAGGATGGGATGGGAACTGTGGTGTCAAACCTTTTCAAATGGCAGGATACTGGGATGCACCAAAACACGCTGATGGAAGCATGAACGGATGGGAATACGCCCCACCGACAGGAGGAAAGTTTCCATTTCGCCTTACCGACTTTAACGGGTACAATCATCGTGCCAGTGCACCGATAAGTGGGTTCTCATGCCCGGACACTGCTACCAATCAGTTTACAAGTAGTAATTTTGTCTGCTCTGCGGCTATAACGATGCCATCGGAGGGGCATGATACTGATATTCTTAACATGGGTGACTTTGCAGAGATAGCCGATTGCTATTTCGGTGTCTATGTTAAGCACAAGACCAGTCAGAAATCCAGACGTGTTACTGCCGACAAGAAGATAGGAACAGGATACGCTATGGTGACTGTAAACTCGTGGGGTATGACTGCTGGTGATTGGGAAGTTTATCCTTTCCTTAGTACAGCTATATTGAAGCAGGATGATCCCGATATTGCTCATATAGCATATTCCGTACCAATGGTAAGCAAAAGAGATATAGAGATAGTTGGTTCTTACGTAAGCATAACAATAATTGGTGGAGTGATGCCATCCGTTATGGAATATATTGAAGTTACTGTAAGAGTGAGAAACGGTTCGAGTAGCTCTATTTCTTTCCGTAATAATAGTTGTATGTCTAGGTTTGCAAGTAAGAAATTTGAAGATTCTATGGTTATAGGTGAATCAAGAAAAACAATAGAGGATTTTTCAGTATCCGCCAATTCCAGCATTGACAAGAAGGTGAGAATATTAATATCATCGGAACTGATTCAATCGGGCAGTTGTAGAGTATGGGTAAGCCTTAACAGTGCTGCATATAAAGATAGTACATTGCTTCTTTCTATGGGTCCTGGGTTATAAGCACAATCATCCCCCTTGCTGTTTACCAGCAAGGGGAGTGGTTATTTCGTTTTCATTAGCTTTTCCTCAAACTCCGCAAGATACAGTATGCACCCAATTCTCTAATACGGAAGAGAGGACTTCTGTTGCTTTTTCAACCGAAACATTATCCGTTACACGTTCCATCGTTCAATCTCCTTTCGTTCCAATATAAATTGCTCCAAGTATGACAAACGAGCATCCGCAAAAGAATGCGAATATATGACTAACAATTGCGTTCATTTTATTCCTTTAAAAATATGACTAATTACATCTACTGTCCATCCGTTTCCTAACAGCCCCATGCCTATATGTGGCTGTACCGACTTGGTGTATCCTTCGGGTACGGTCTGTAATCTTTCCGCTTCCGTAATATTGGGTGTTCTGAAACCTTTTTCGGGATTACAGTCGGGTGAGTTGAATATAAGCGGTGTAAGTGATTTTTTATATCTTCTCAACAGTGATTCGGGGTTCTTGGCAAAGCTGTTCCATGATTCAAGCATACACCATGACTTGTCTTTCTCCACATACCCGTCCGTGATTATGTCCTTGAACAATATTCCCTTGTCCTTCCATGCAGGTATTTCCCAGTTGCACCAGTAGTATCTTGCTCTCATTTGCGCTGAGAAATCGGAACTGTTGATATACACATAATCGACATTCAGGTATTCCGATATGATAGCTGCCCAATCGGATTTCATCTTCACATTTTCAAGCAGGAATTTTATATTAGGATTAAACTGTCTGATATGGTTGAGTATATTGACATATTCAAAGAATAATCCCGAACGCTCGCCATCGAAGTTCAGTTTCTCTTTCCCTAACTGTGAAAAATCCTGGCATGGTGTTCCGCCAATTAGTAAATCAATATCTTCCCACTGTATATCCCATTTGTTCCAGTTTCTAATATCCCCCAATTCAATTATATCGGGGTAATTATCCAGTGCAACCTTGATAGACGGTTCGTTTATTTCGCTTGCGTAATACTTGTCTACCTTTATGCCTGCTCTTTCCAGTGCAATACGTCCACAAGCTATCCCGTCACATAAACTTAGTACATTCATAGATATGTTTTTTTTTAATTTTCAGCAAATATACGACATAAAACCGTATGCAACCAATACGTTTAACTATTTTTTAATTATCTTTGCGATAATAGATAAAATTTATGCCATGCAGTTTTCCATAGTACCAAAAATAGATGCCGAGATTATGTTTTCGGAAGATGATCTGTCCGTTTTCAGACGATCGACAGACGGTCTGTATTATATGATCCATACCGAGAAGGTTATGGAAGTGATGCCTATGACGTTACCTGAGGACGGAACGGAACGCCCTTTCCCTTACGACACATACGACACTGGCACAAGAGAGTTTGAGAAACTGCTTTTATCTGATGAGTGGATTAAAACAGACGAAAAATGAGAAAGATAGGGCTTTTTAACATAGGAAAACTTGGACTTGTCAAGTCGGCAGGTATAGGAAAGACTGATATAAACAAGGTGATAGAAAAATGGATACCAAAGCACATGGTGTTTTGGTATGATATGTCAAAGCCTGTGGATACATACAGCCAAAACTTTAATGACTGGAGACCGCATTCCTCTGTAAATGCTGATATAATTATAACAAGCACCTCATTTGTCATAACTAGATTTACTACACTGAACGATACAGTAAAGTGCTACATTCCTGACCAAACAAAAAATTTCCCAGGAATGAAAGTGGAAGTGAAAGGTATAGTTGACGGGCAGGAATTATACTGGGGATATAGTGCTAATGTAAAATTAGTTAATATTACATCAGACGGAACCTATGATATTCCGCCATTGGAAACTGTAAAAGGTAATCTGTCATTCAGAAACGGCAATATTGTCGGTGCTTGTAACATTACCATCACCCAGCTACCGTCAGGACAATCCGTTCCCACAAACGAGATACTAAAAGCCAATCCATACCTGCAAGACCATAGCGGAAACAACAGACCTCTGAAACTTAACAATTTCCTGTTCGCGGCAATGAGCGGTGTGGGAGGGTATGATATTGCTAGTACCAATATTCTACCCGATAGAGCAAATGTTACTGTTACGGATAACAGAATTATTCATATTACTAAAAAACTATCCACTACGGATAACATGGTAAACATAGTTCCGGCAAACTCTAACCCAACGCATAAGTTTAAGATTACAGGTCTTTCTGATGGCAGACAAGTTAGTTTGGTAAACAGAAATGGCGGATTTTATACTTTTGACAACGGGGAACATGAGGTGACATTAACCTATCCCGAAGGAACCACTTCATTGTATAACGCCATAGGAGTTACAGGGGATATAGGAGATATGGACGTAACAATAGAGTTCCTGCCTAAATATCCCAACGCCCTAGTGACAGACGGAGTGGATGATTACGGACAGGTGCAGAACTTACAGCAAGGGGTGAAGGTGTTGTTCTATACTTGTAATAATTTTAGGCTATCCAAAATTATATATGACCAAAGAAAAGTTGGATATGATAAAATACAATCTAGTTATTTTTCAATTTTTACTGAAGCTAACACAATAGCCTATAATGCTCGTAATGTTGATGGAAAAACATATATTGATGGAGTATTAAATGAAACTACTATTGCAGATAATCTTCTTGGAAAGAAAACAATTATAACAATAATAAATAGTAGTGCTAACAGTGAAAGAACTGGAAAACCATCCTTCTTTTCTACATATAATAATTGGGGTTATTTTGCAAACCTGGCTTTCTACAACTCCTTCGGGTTCGATTCAGTTCCCACCAAAGAAACTGACGGATTCACCGAGCAGGATTTGATTGATTACTATATACCGAAGGCTATCGTAACGATAACGGTGGTGGACGTATCCGGCTCACCCATACAGGATGCAACGGTCACGGTGGAAGGTGTACAGTACAAAACATTGTCTGACGGTACAGTGAAAGTACGGGGTATGGTAAATGGCACGATGTCGCTGTCTGTAAAGAAAGACGGGTATATGCCGTTTTCTGACAATTCATGGAAGTTTGCTGATTCAAGGATAACGCTAGAGGTTCTTCGGAATACCGTAATCACTGAAAATGGATACAGCATATTGCTTGAAAACGATGGTTTAATATTAACGGAATAATATAATGGAAGATAATCTTAAAATTTCACAGATGCCTCCCGTTGAGACCGCTACGGGAGAAGAGATGATACCATGTGTGACGGGAAGCCCTAAAGAGAACAAATCCGTCACGGTGTCCAAGATAAGACAGGGTATGGTAAAGGACGAAAATTATGTGCATACCGACAATAACTTTACTACCCAGTTGAAAGATAAACTTGACGGGATAGAGAAAGGCGCACAGAAGAATACCGTCATAGGCGTGAAAGGTAATGCCGAACAGTCTTACAGGACGGGCAATGTCAATATAACGAAAGACAATATAGGTCTGTCAAATGTGGACAATACGTCCGATGCCGAAAAGCCCGTATCCACCGCACAGAAAACAGCCCTAGACAAGAAGGTGGACAAGGTGGACGGCAAGGCGTTATCCACAAACGACTTCACCAATGACTACAAGTCGCTTCTCGAACAGATAAAGATGCAGCAGGGGAACATATATGGAGTTGAGATGAGAAGAGGACAGGCAGACCCAGCCTTTCAGACATGGATAGGAAAGGAAGAGTTCAAACAATCCCATCCTATCCTCAACTCGTTCCGTGTGGCAAAGGTAAAGGACGGTAAAGTAGTAGGATTTCTGGACCAGACCAATTTCTTCAAAATGGCTGATGGTAGCCCGTCAAATATTGTTATTGACGGAACTGATGTAACAGATGACGGAAGCGATATTATGCTCGTAAACACCAATCCTTTCTGGGTAATCAACGGAGGAACGGATGATACATACGAAAGAAGACTTGTCGGTGATGCTCCATTTACATACGGTGACGATACGGCCATAGAGATAAAACCGTTCGGAATGAGTATCGGTTACTCCACGATAAAGGATGGGAAGCAGAGATCTATTTTTGACAACACGGTAAAAGGAACAACATCAGCAGGAAATCTAGGCGTGAACATAATGGAAGGAAACGGATGGCCTACAACAAGTGTATCACGTTTTGATTTTGAGAAATACGCTAGGGCAAAGAACCCGGACATCACAAAGAACTATCCTTATGCAAATGCTTTCGTTCTTGACCTTGAAGTATGGTGCACGCTTCTGTTCATTAAGTTCAGAACAAAAGACCTGCACGCACAGTCTGTTTGCGGAAAAGGAATATCATCCAACGATTCAGCCCCCGATGCGTCAAGCTGGGGAAAAATGACAGGCGTCAGATTCAAGAAGGCGGACGGTCAGACCTATGTGTATTACAAGATGAACGGGCAAGGATTTAAAGCGTCCGAAACAGGAACGACTTACAATTTCTCCCAACTCATAAACAACTACCATCCTTGCATGAAGATGTTTGAAGCACAGCTTGCCATGTCATACGCAAAGGAACACAATGTCGCTCCCGACACCGAGTTTGAATATGAAAGCACAAAATACAAATATTACAACTTCCAAGGTCATAACGGATTGGCTGACGGGGAGATGTCGGGTATCGTAGCCAAGTTTGTCAATGCAACTGTAACCAGCGGATGGAGTATTCCTGACAATGCGGCAGTGACAAACCGTGAAATAGAGATATGCTTCACACAGCCTATCATTCTCGGACGTATTGCCGGGTGGGGAGATATATGGATGTGGTACAGTGGGATAGATTGTGTCATGCACGATTTCACATCCATAGACATCTATCAGACCTATGACGTGAACAATCTGACTACGGACAATGTAGCCACAGAAAAGAATCCCGGGGAATCTTACGGTTTTGAGAATACGTATGATTTTGTCGGTTCTATGGCTAGAGGTGAAGAATACATAACGAAGAACTTTAAGAACTCTCTTATTGGAGAGGTCAAGGGAAGCAATCTTCACACGGGGGAATGCCATTACAACTGGTTTACGGGAAATGCAGGTTCGGGTAAGATTGGAAGGCGTGGTGTTTTCTTTGGTGGTAGGTCGTACGGCGACTTTTGTTCTCTGCGGGGTGGTCATTTGCTCTTTGTTCCTTCGGGCGCGGGCTCGGGCTTCGGTGGCGGCTTTCGTTGTTCAATAACCCAAGCCTAATTTTTCACAAAGTGAAAAATCCCCCTCCCAAAACTTGCAAAATATATTAATAATGTTTAAGTTTGCATAATTAAAAATCTAACCAAATGCGTCAGCAAAGTTAAATAAGTCTGTCAAAGGCGGTTAGTTGAAAAAAGGCGGTCTGTAGAATGGTAGTGTTTACTTTGGTGGTAAGTCGTACGACGACAATTGTTCTCTGCGGGATGGTCATTTGCACCATGTTCCTTCGAACGCGCGCTCGAGCATCGGTGGCAGCTAACGTGCTAAAAAAATTACTGCTATACAGAAGCCTCGTCAGGAAGATGAAAAATGTCAAGACAACCCATTGTTTGAGGATGGGAACTTATTAGTACATTTACAGTTGTAGGTATATGGAAAGTTAGTTATCTTTGGCTCAACGGACAAAGAAAAGCACGTAAGATGAAAAGATTGAATAATATTTTTGAAACGATAGGCAGTATGGATAATATTATCTCTGCTGCTGAAAAGGCAAAGAAAGGAAAGAGAAATCACAGGGGTGTGAGGGATTATGAGAAACATAAGGATGAATATCATCAGAATGTTTATCAGATGCTTAAAGACAAATCATACCATGTAAGCAAGTATGATGTGATAGAGAAAGTGACTGATGCAGGAAAGATAAGGGAAATACACAAACTCCCGTTTTATCCGGACAGGATTATCCAGCACAGCCTTTTGATACCCATGATGGACAGATGGACAAAAAGCCTTACACTTGATTCATATAACTGTCTGCCTAAAAGGGGTATTACAAGTAAGGTGAAAAAGCATTCCCTTGTGAGAAAGATGAAACGGACATTGCTTGAAATGGACAAAAACGGAAAAATATACGTTTTGAAAATGGATATTAAGAAGTTTTACCCGTCCGTAAGACACAGCGTTTACAAGAAGGCATATAGCAAAGACTTGAAAGACAGGGATGCGTTATGGCTTATGAATACGCTTAATTACAGTAACAAAGGTCTGGCTATTGGCAATCCTGACGCTCAGATAGGAAGCCATTTGGTATTAAGGTCTTTGGATCATGTTATAAAGGAGCAGTTCAAAGTAAAGCATTATTTCAGATTTGCCGATGATATGGTGATATTATCCCACGACAAGAAACAGTTGCATGAATGGCTGTGGATGATAAGAAATTACCTGTGGTATGAAAAAAAGCTAGAGATGAAGAAAAATTACAGAATATTCCCCGTTTCAGAAGGGATAGATTTCGGTGGATTCGTCTTTACTCCTGGTCATACCAAAATAAGAAAGAGAATAAAGAAAAACTTTGCGTCAAAACGTAATAACCCAAAATCAATTACGAGTTATATGGGTATGTTGATGCACTGTGATTCTAAAAACTTAATTAATAAAGTTTTAGTTAATAATAATAGCCACATGACAAAGATTAGTGACTTGAATATAAGAGTGTCAAGAAAGTTTGACGGAAAGGATGTAAAGATAGACAAACTTGTCGATGAGCATATAGACATTCTTGATTTTGATGTAAGACCATCTACAAAGAAGGACAATAGTACATGGGTAAGGATGCAGATACTGTTCAAAGGAGAAAAATGCTTTGTGAAAGGCGGATACGAAACATTAGGAGCATTCCTTTCCCAAGTAGACAAAAGTCTTTTACCTTTGGAAGATGTTGTCATAAAATTCAATAGGGGTTATTATTTTGATGGAACATTAGATGTTTAAACTATGGAAAGAGGTTTGATTTTTGACGAGAAGCCTGCCTTTATCTTTGATTTAGGCACTGGATATAGCAATGTTCATTTAAACATTGAACAAGTTGACGAACCCGAAACGGACGATATGGGAAATATTGTACAGGAAAAGTTTGTCAAAAAGTGGAAAGCCGATGTACAGCGTGTAAAGAACCCTGTATCATACGACAAAACGGTAGATGCCGCCATAAAGGATGAATTTCCAAACGGAGAGGAAGAAGCGGCTCTCAGAAAAGGTATTTTAAACAAACTTGACCCGGATTATGTAAAGCTGAACGAGTTTGTCGAAAGTGTGAAACAATCTTACTTGAAAGGATATGGAAAGCAATGACAAACAACAGATAGGTGGATATTTCTCCACCAAAAACGCTTCAAAGGATGAAGCGTTAAAAGGTATCGTAGCTGCAAGAATATCAGCATCGGAAGATGTAACCGATAAGGAATACATAGCATTGTCAAACCTTATAAGAGTAGCGACATCGGATGGATGCCGTATCTTATTGGTACAGGAAACGAAAAACAGATCAAGCAGAATAGCACCAACAGGAATGCTTCTTCCGGCAGGAACAGTGGAATATTTTTCAGTTGCACCGGGAAGCAAGGTGAGTGTTACGGGAACAGCAAACATATCATCTATCGAGTAAGTCATGGGCATGAATTATAACACTATATTAGCTTCCTTACTTGACGGGATATCTCTAGCATTAAAAAGCGGAAACTCGAATGTCAATGCAGATCAGTTTGAGTTTATCACTGATGCGATAAACAAATCTACTATTATACCGTCTTATTTTGATAGAGAAAATGCCATAAAATATCTCGATGTAAGCGATACAGAATTTGCAAGGCTTACATACAAAGGTACTAAGTTTCATCCCATACAACCGTTATTATCTCCCGTGAGAGTGCAAGGAATGACAAAACCCGTATATTTAAAAGATACATTAGATGCTCTTAAAAAGAACGGGCTTATACGTCCAAAGAAGTCAAGGGGTAAATACAAGACTAAAAACTAGACAACCTCATATGCGTACATTGTAACACAATCATCTTTATTCTCCATATTAACCGCTTGGAAAATGTTTTCTTCATTATCCAAAGCGGTTATTTTATATGTTCCGTTCATCAGATCAACAGTGTCACCTAATTTTATATAAGCGTACTTGTTTCCACTAGGTATTAAATACGTAATCTTTATTGGATTATTATTCCATTTTTTTAATTCTTTCATCTTCAATTCCTCTATTTTAAAATTATTGCGCTAATATACGAATAGGAAAAACAACACACAAGCAAATAACTTATTTTAACAAGTTTAAACTATCTGAAACACAATAAGTTATACTACGAAATTTTTATTTTTGTTTAGACAACCCATGTTGTAAATTTACTTTCGTAAAGATGAGTGCACAGTCTTTACGGGAGTTATAATACACACACATTAAATTACAATATTATGGGTTCAGACAAAATTTTTATGTTCGACAATCCTGCCGCTGGAGAAAGCGCAGGTATTATGTCAATGATTCCTGCACTGTTGCAGAATAAAGGATTAGACCCCAATATGGTTGCCGCTCTTATGAGCAATAAAAACAATCAAGACGCTTGGGGTGGTGCTGGTTGTTGGTGGATATGGATTATCCTGCTCTTCTTCCTGTGGGGTGGTAACGGATTCGGTAACGGGTTTGGCAATGGAGCAAACGGAATCCCTGCTCAATTGAACAATCAAGCAGGACGTGAATTGTTGATGAACGCTATTCAAGGAAACGGAACAGCTATCAACCAGTTGGCTAGCTCTTTGAACTGCTCTACTCAACAGTTGCAAAATGCTATCTGTCAGATTCAAGGACAGATTCAGCAAGTTGGTAACCAGGTAGGTCTTTCCTCTCAACAGATCATCAACTCAATTCAGTCCAATAGTGCAGCTATCGGTTCTCAGCTTGCTTCTTGCTGCTGCGATATCCGTACAGCTATTGAACGTCAAGGATGTGATAGCCGTTTGGCTACAGTAGAGCAGACCAATACTTTGACAAGCAATGCAAACACTCAGTTTAACATCTTGTCAAGTAAGATTGACGCTCAAACTCAAATCATCCAAAGCGGATTCTGCGAGTTGGAAAAGAGAGAAATGCAACGTGAAATTCAGCAGTTACGCCAGGAAAACAGCAATTTGGCTCTGGCTGCTTCTCAACAGGCCCAGACTGCAAATATAGTTGGCCAACTTAAGGCTCCGAGCCCGGTTCCATCCTATATAGTGCCTAATCCAAATTGCGGTTGTGGATATGGTTATCCGTTCATGGCTGGTTTTGGCGCAGGTTACGCTGCTGGTGACAACTGTGGTTGCAATTGCTAAAGTGTAGTTAAGAGTTTTTGATTTGTATATAAATTACAGGTCAGAAACTCTTATCCCGATGCAAAATAATAAAATTCTAAAGAAAGGGAAAAGTTATGAGTTATTTTTTTAATCCTTATATGATGGGATATAACGCTAACCGTTTTAAAGGAGTACATAGACTTGACTTTGGAGGAATACCGTTTGTTAGGACATCTTCTGTAACGACAGATACGACAAATTCAGAGGTTATCTATGGTATTAACCCGTGTCTGTTCAGACGATTGCCAAATCAAGGTATTTTGCTTTTAAGCGTAAATCATGTTCCTGCTGCCGGATCTGATGCGTATCTTGTTTCTGTAGCTACCACACTGACAAATACCACATCAACATCCACAAGCAAGGTTCCTTTGGTGAACGGTTCGGGAGATCAGATTCCGTCTAGTGAAATTTCACAAGGCAATAAATACTTTGTCTATTACGACAAATGTAATGGGATATTTCAAGTAGTTAATCATATCGTTGCACCTGCTACTGCCGCACAGGCTAGAAGCACTGTAAAATGATATTAAAAAGTTAGAATAAGTATGTTTCAATCAATACGACAAGGACAGCAGTTTTTCATATTGCATAAAGGGGAAAACCCAAGATGTGATGTGGGCACTGTGGTAAGTGTTTCAAATCCTGTCCCTAAATATCAGAACGGATATACAGCATATCCTCTTCCGCAAAATGAAATGGTTGTGGATGTGAAAGTTAAGGTTGGAGATGATACTCTTGATTTTCAAAAGTTGCCAGCCAATCTTAGTATAGCAGACTTTTCCCAAGTAGGCGGAAATGTGGTTGTATCGGAAAGCAAGGATGCCATCAATGCAGAGATAGAAGCAATGAAAATAAGTAGTGGAAGGGTTGTGGAATCTGTGGAATACCATCAGAAAGTAATCAAAAGCTGCGATGAGATGCTTACAGCATTGAATCCTGCATTTGCCGAAAAGGCACAGCAGGACAAGGAGATGAAGGAACTTAAAGGTGAATTGTCACAGATAAAGGATATACTTGCACAACTTGCTGCTTCTGGTATCAAATTGCCTGACGTGCAACATGTAAACAATAATAATAACAACAATAAAAAATAAACACTATGGGTTGGAAAGTATATGGAATGGGCCGTAGCTTTGAAGGTGAAGATATGGACCGGGAATTAGAAAAAGCGTATAAAGAAGGTTATCGTGACGCTATGGAAGAAATGGAAGATCGCTATGGTGAACGTGGCGGACGTGGCGGAAGAGGTGGCGGTTATGGCGAAAGAATGTGGGATGATGATGATGAGTACGGAGAAAGACGCGGAGTCAAAGGTACTGGTCCTTACGCCAGACGTAGACGCTAATTAAATTGGTTTAAGCCCGTAGTGGTTTGCTACGGGCTATCTTTTTAAAAACAAAAGCTATGGAAAGAACGAGATTAGATGTATATGAGAAACTTCCTTCGGGAATGGAAAAATATCTTGCAGAACACGGATGGAACTTCTCTAAGAAATTATGTGAATATGCCGTTTCCAAAATGAAAGACAGGAACGGAAACAAAATACACCCGTATGACAAGGATCAAGTGGAAACATTAATGAAGCAATTCAATGTTGAGTTGAAGAATGATGTGGAATACAACAAGGTTTATGTATTGAATATGGTACGTGCCGACTATATGGGTTCATCCATAGTCAATGAGCAATATGCCTGTATGTTTGTAAAAGACTATCTTGACGATGTTGACGGAAGCCCTACCCGTGCTCTTGACGAGTATTACGCAAAGTGTATAGCCTGTGGAACACCTTTCTCTTGGGAGGATTATATCTGATTGCTATGGTACGACAAAGACTATACATTGAGGAATATGACTGGACGGTTGATGTGTTCTATTCTGTGGATAAATACTCTTATTTAAGAGCGATATACAGGCTGGAATATATTGGCTGTCCTTTTCATTTGCTGAACAGGATAACGGATAAGATAAAGACTGAAAAATACAATTACGGTGTAACGTATTCAAACAATAAGTGCACTGTAATCATTATCAGTCACAGTACGTCTGATGAAGAATTTATGAATACACTGGAGCATGAAAAACAACACATGATTGGTTATATAATTGATCATTATGGCATAAAGCCTTCATCAGAAGAAGCCGGATACCTTGCAGGATATGTAGGTGCTTTATTTACAAAACCTATAAAAGACGAGATTTGCGATTGTTGTAAGAAAAAACTAAAATAAATCATTATGAAAAAGATTTTTATGGCTATGATTAGCGGAAAAAGCAAAGAAGAAGTATATGATATGCTTAACGATTCGGAAAAGGAAATCCTATTCGGTATTGCTCAAAGCATGGGAATGACACGGGTGGAAAGAAGAAAAATGAAAAGAAAATACGAATAGAGAAGATAGGCTAACTGCCTATCATCTCTATTATTAGTTAAAACTTTGGTATAACTCAATATCGTTGAAAACGTAACACTCCTTATCCTTGACTTGCGGATACATGTAGGAGGGCAGTCCTGCTATCTTACGAGCATTACCCCAGTATGATGTTCGTTTGTCTATGTCAAACAGAAGTTGCGGGGTGTCATAGAACAGGTTCAGTTCTCCTGTCGTTTGTACATCTTCATCCTATTTGCCTTCGTCACGGGCGATATATAATCTAAAATTGTTCATATAAGTTTTCTTTTTATAAGAATGTTTTCTACTTCCATCCAATCAACAAACGGTCTGTTTGACAGGTTTACATCATATTTCAACGGACATCCCAATGCCGCATCGTCAATATATATGTGACAATAAGGTTTGGGTGATAGTGTCCATGTATGCTGTTCAGGATTCTCGTTTATACCGAACAGGGGTACGTTATTGTCCATAAACCATTTTACAGCTTCCGACAAATATTTTCCTCCCTGTTTGTGTATGTTGTAATCATCGGAAGTAACATCATCAATATCACTTCTCATGGTGAACAGGATAAGTTTGTGTCCGTTTTCAACCAATTTTTTCAATACAGGCACGGCACCTATGTCCTTGCCGATTTTAGGAAAGTCGTGTGTCACGACTGTTCCGTCAAAGTCAATTCCTATAATAGCCATAATTTTATGTTCATATCTTATTTGATTTACTCTAATTCAATTATAGCCTTCTTTAAATTAACAAATAAAGGTATTGCTGACATGCCCCCATTGCAATCCAACTGTCTTAAAGAGGGGACAACCTCTCCGTTATCATCAATATCATAATCTGCAATATAGGCTAACTTCTTCGCTTCTGGGACTAATATCCTTTCATGAGCCATGACCGTTATACAGACCTTGCTTCCAACAGGAAATCCTTGGTTGGATTCAATGTATTCCTTTTCCAACTGCTCCTTTTCTCCATTCAATTCTTTTAGCTTTAAATCAATGGCGTATCTTTTGCTTAAAAATTCTTCCTTATTCATTTTTTGTCATTCTAATTGATTCTAACATATTTACCTGCTATATCACAGTTTTGTAATATTTCCGCGTTGTTTTCACCAAAAGCGATGAGAATACTGCCACAGCCAGGAGAATCTCCACGAGTTCCGTCTAGACGAAAGAATCTGATTCGGTTACGCAAGAATTTCATTGCGGTTGCCTTCTCAAATATCACATCCTGAAACATCTTTGAATCGCATCGATTGAAAAGTAAAGCAATGCCGTTTCCATGTTCTGCCATCCGTTTAACAAAACATTCTATAAGAGGACGGGAATAAGGTGGGTTCAACCAAACACGTCCTTTCCATTCCTGTTTTAATCCATCGTCATTTTTGTTGTACATGACACTTGCTGTTTTATAGAGGGGGGCTACCGGGGCACATGGGTCTAAATCAAATTCACCCAATGCGTCTATAATTTCTTTCGGTGTGTACCATTCATCGGTACTATTAGCCGATTTTTCAAAGGTTGTATTCATTTCTTCCCTGTTATGAAGGTTTATTAATTACCAAGTCGCACTCAGGTGTCCATCCTAAAGATTTCGCACCATCCCATACATTGTATAACCATTCATCCACATATCCCTTTTGTGGATTAAAATTAGAATGATGGAGGTTAATTATCTCAACCTCTTTGCCAATCTTAGATTTATCTGGATGATTGGCTATTTTTACTTTTTCTCCAATCCTAAATTTAGCTTCCATTACTTCCGTTTTTTAGTTGGTATATAAATTGGGGATGCTTTCCCTTTATTGTTTTTGTTTATGCCATTCATTTGTTCAACCATCTTTTGATTGAAGATGGTTGAACCAGCAAGACCTTTGATATTCTTTCCCATATTAGTTCCTTTCTATATCAATTTTAATGCTTCTTGTAAACCTGATTCAAGTGCTTCTTCGTAGGTGACA